AATTTTGATCACTTCTTTGCAGGTGACGTCGAGCGTTGGGATAAACATTACCAACCCTACCATCATGACGCAAATACTGAGATGAAGAAAACGTTCATTGACCCTGAACAACGAAAATTTTATGATACAGATGCACGATTCGATTATATCAATACGCATGCAAAACATTTGCACCTTCTTTTATGGACGGGCGACATTGTAAAATTAGAACAAGGTCAAGGATCTGGTAGGTACACTACCACGTTTGATAATATTCTCACGCATATGCGCATTATGTTCTACCACTACTACCGTGTTCGACGAGAGTATGGCTTAGACTTACCCACGAAACCGTGGGAAATTCGTGAATTCTTTGATGCTTATGTGTTCGGAGATGACAGCTGTGGAGCCACCACAAATGAAAAATTGGCTGATTTTGACGAACGTCAAACCAGTTACAATCAATGCGGATTCAGATTAAAGAAATCAGACGATTTCCATCAACAACAAATCAATGGTATGCCGTTCCTTGGCGCCAAAGTTGGAACCTACAAAGGAAAATACGTCTTCTTAATGGACCCTGACCGCGTTCACGGCTCTCTCACAGCACTGTCACGACACATGACACAAATGGAACGTTTCGAAAGAACTTTCCAAATATTCATGAATTGCGTCTTCACAGAAGCCAACTATCCCGGACTAGATGTGCCAGTTTGGCGAGTGCTTTACGAACGAGTGAAGTACTTGCAACGAGAACTACCCAATTCAGACCTTGGAGCTTACGGAACAATCTTCAGCCTCGATGTCTATAGAAACATGGTCTTAGGACTAGAATGTTTGGACAAAGGGGCAGAAGAGCAGCTTAAGAGAAGTAATTGTGCCTTTTTCACCGTTACCGGACAATGTACCACGACCCCAATTGGCGAAAATCTCCCGGGCCAATCGCGAGATATAAAACTAGGAGCGAAACAAAGTAACTCCGAATGTCCGAAAACCTCAAAAAGCTCGCCGCCTCTGTAGGCGCCCAACATACACAAAACGGCTATAAATGCCTGCTCTTGAAGCCAAGAGGAGGGAAGATAAGAGTCAACATTCAACACAAACCGACGAATGTTTCAAAGACTATTGCTTTCACCCCCAAAGTTTCACCAAAAGGTACCAAACTTTTCGACTGGGACCCCATTATTGATGGGTTAGCGCTCGCTGGCGATGCAATCGCCCCCGAGTTAATGCCTTTTATCCACATGGGTAAAGGCGCTTTAAAATCTTGGTTGAAAGGTAAAAAGGAACATAAAGGCCACGAAAAACGCGAAAAGAAACATCACCATGAGTCAAAACTTGAAGAGGCTATGGAGGGAGTTACCGACGAAAGAAGGTTGACCCCTTTCCAAAGCGTTCAAAAGGGCCCATTGCCCATGGTCTGGCAACCAAGAAAAGGTGCTTTAGCTCAATACGCTAAAACATTTGACAATCAAGTCATTACACGTAAACAAGCTGATGAATATGCAGCTAAACGTGGTAATTTTTCTGGCAGACCAAAATTTGACCCAAAAGACATCGTGATTCAAGACAATCTCAGACAATGCGTGAAACAGAGTAGACTTGTCAAAACTGACAAGATCGAAAATTACGCGCCAATGAAGAAACAATCCCACATTTCTGAACATTCAGTACCGGTATTAAATGGTGACATGGGCACGTCTATGGACATGCACCCAGTCACTATATCAAAGAGTGAAGCTCATGCTATTATGGCAGGCTCCGAACTGCTAACTGATCTTAGTATAGTTGCAGGTGGTGGAACCCCTGGCAACAACATTCTTGATTTTTATATAAATCCTACTGTTTGGGAAGGAACGAAAGTTTCTGTTGAGGCAAAAACCTGGCAACAGTACAGATTCAGAAAGTTCATTCTTGAATACTGCCCAACAATTGGTTCTGGGACCACCGGCAATTTTATTGCTTGGTTCACAAACGATCCTGATGAACAAATGAGTAACGGCTTAGCACAACGCAGAAATGCGATGGTTCACGATCACGCAGTCAATTTCCAACCATTTTCCTATATGTGTTGCGCATTGACTGAAAAACCACAAGACAAAAGTTTATACTATGTCGATATTGATGCTGGAGTCGAAGACCGTTTGTCTTATCAAGGCCGTGTGTTGATCACCAACAATGCACAAAATGCCGACACCACAACAGTTCCCGCATACGGAACAATCACGATTCATTATGAAATTGATTTCTATTTTCCGCGCATTGACCCTTCTGTTACTTCGGGCAGCC